TTTGATAATTATATAAACTACGACATTGACCAACATAAGGACTAAAGTTTACAACTTGCCATCCGCCAATTTTCTCAGCAAAACCAGAACGAAACCGTACCTTATCCATGTCATACCAACCACCTTCGTTAGCATAATTGGTATTGTCCCGGTATATACCAGGTTTAAATAGTAATTTTTTTAGTGCCATTTTACCCTCGCATTAATAAAGCGTGTTCTGCTAATCTACGACGTTGCAGCCCTTGTAACACTTTACCCCCTGCTCTACAATATTTTAATAACGTCTCCCCAGCAGTCTCCTTATCACCACGTATAAATGCAGACCGAACTGTCGAGCGCTGAAATGTTCCCAAACCAAGATTAAAGCTAAAGCTGACAAGAGCATCAAACTCAGACTGTTTTGGTTGCACAGTACCCAGCAGACGAAGTACTCCAGCTTCAAAGCGTAATAAATCTTTTCTAAGTAAATCATCTATTTCCTCATTAGACCATATTCTATCATCTTCTGGTTTTAACTTAAAGGAATCTCTATCAGCTAATTTTAAGCGTAATTGAGCATCGTAAATGATATGACCTACTCCGATAGTCCACACACGAGCACTACATTTATAAGGGCGGTTTTTAATACCCTCAAAATGCTTAATTAACTTGATTCCTTCTTCAGAAGTTTTCATTATCTCTTCTTATCCCAGTGTCTAGAACCAAACCAGAATCCGATGATTGAAGCTACAATAGCCATTTCTTCATCTGAAAAGATTAATTCTAAAGCTGTAGTAAAATCTACGCCTGTTTTTATAGCCCATACCATACCAGCAATATCAGTAAAGAGAAGTAAAAACACGAAACAATAGGTAACCACAGGGCGAACAGAAGCACTGAGACTACGAATGAAAGGGCTCGCCGCTTCTTGAAGTTTGGCATCGTGTTGATAGAGGGCAACTCGTTCTTCTGCATAAGTCTGCATTTCAACTTGATCTGTTCTAAATTCTTCAATACGCTCTTGTGACGCATAACCTTTTTCGGCGAGAGCGAGAGTTCGTTCCATGTCCAGTTTAGCCATTTGCAATTCATGCTTCTGGTCTCCTTTTTGTTGGAAAAATTGTAATACACTAGGGAGCCCTGATGTGGCAAAACCTAAAATACCTGATAATATACTTAACATATTACTCCTTATTTTTCTCGAGTCGACAGATTTGATATAAGTCGACGGAGTATGACTGCAGTTTTATGATGTAATAATTTAAGTCCTGTATGTATCATCCTCGCAATAATAATTCCTACACGGAGTAACCATTCCAACAGTATTCGCCCCAGTGCAAACAATAGTTCTGTAGTCCACAGTATTACTGCACGCAGGCGGAGTTTAATAGCCCGTAAAAACATAGTTTACCAAAATTAAAAAGAATGAAGCACCTAAAGCGACGCTAAGATACCAAATAAAATCTTTCAACTAATTGCCCCAAAAGTATTGACTTATAGGCAATATTATACATTAAAAGTTAAAAAGTTATCCATCCAGTCATGATATATTTAACTCCTCCGATAGGAGGATTACCTCTATGCGTATGTGTAAAAGCTGCAGGAAATATAACTAGGTCTCCTTTTTTAGGCTTATACCTATATTGTTGATAAAGAAACTCTGTTTCTCCAGCTTCAAAGTCGTCATTAAGATAAACAGTCCAAGTCAAAATTCGGTTAGAATCATGTCTACTCATAGCTTCACAATGCCATGCATGAAATCCTTCAGAGGGTTCTGTTTTTTGTATTTTACTTTCAAATGAATAAAGAGGTCCTACCTTATCAAGAATTCCATATTTTTCTCTATATCTAAGAAACCCTTTTCCCCATAAAATTCCATTAAATTCTCTATATACTTCTCCAGATCCATAATCTAAACCAAATAAACAAGTGTCTTTAAAATACAAACTATCAGGATTTTCACTATGCTCTGCTCTACCTAGAGTAAAACCTTTTTCCTGTGCTGATTCATATATATGCAATATCTGATTACACATTTCATCAGGAATACAATTTGGGTATATCTCTATAAAATTTGGGACTTCTAACATAATTAAACTCCTTTACTTTAATGTGTACCATATAGGTAATGTATATCGGGGGTTCTCTATGATTGGGGTAACAGAATGTTTATATTTATTTCCGTCAAATATAACAGTTCGTCCTATAACTGGAGGTATATTTATTCCTCCTATTAACTGAGTCTCTCCACCTCTGTAGTTATCATTTAAATAAGTAAGAGAAGTAATTATAGTTTTAGTGCTTGCTGAGTCTAAATGCCAATCCATATGGGTATTTGGCTCCCATTCTACAACTTCACTCCATTCAATTTTTATATCAGGGATTATTTTTTTTGAAATATTTAATAATTTATTTTTAATGGTTTTAATATACTCTTGATATTCAGCATTAGCTGATTCTAAGTTTAAAATAAATATTGCTTTTTCTAGATGATGCTGAGCAGCGGTATGAGCTTTCCATTTATCAGATGAAGCTTTATGTATTGCAATAAGATCATTACATTCTTTTACAGTTAATATATTATCTATAATTTGTATCACTTAAAAAATGGTCCTTCTAGCCACGCAACTGCAGTATATCTCGTTCCTTTAGTTACAGGTTCTACTCCATGTAATATAAATGATGGAAATATAACAACGTCACCTTTTTTTTGTTCTGGATATATTTTATCTTTTTCGTACTGCAAATAAAACTTACCTTCTTCATAATTATCATTCAAAAACATTAAAGCTGTTAGTTTTCTTGTATTATCATTATGACCAAAAAAAGTATCTACATGAGAAGCATAATGCCTATTTTCAGTATAAATTAAAAATTCTGCTTGATGCGCATGAGTAATATTAAATTTCCACCATTGATTATTTGCATTAAACCCACAAGAAACTAGAACAGAACCTAAGTCTGATATAGTATTAATTATAACTCTGTCTACGTCTCTTATATTTAAATCTATGTTTCCACTACTTCCACCAATATAAGGTGCCTGTCTTTCATAACATTCTCTTGTATATTTTTGAATACACTTGTCTATAAAAGAAGGGTCCACTATATTATGATATTGTGCATACCAAGGAATCTCTGAGGCATTTATATTTTTATTATTTTCTTCTGGACTACAATCATCTTTTAACTCTTTGTGTGGTCCATTAGCATCTACATAATGTAAAAATACTTGAGCTTGCCACTCGCCTTCAAATTTACCACGCCAATGCCAGACATCTATGCCTCTATATAAAACAGCATCTCCAATCTCCATAGTTATTTCTGTAGCATCAGACTTATCTTTATTATGTCCTATATAGATAGGCCATTTTTTACCCTCAAATCCTAAAGTTATAGTTACACTTATCTCACAAGCATTTCTATCTCTATGAACTTTTAGCTCTTCTCCCGGTTGATATAGTCTTGCATAAGCATAAGTAGGGTATAGTTTTTTACCTGAATAAGATTCTATATGAGGTAACATTTCTGTCAGTAAATGTTTAAGGTTTGGATTGTTATATAAAGAAAAAGAAGTAGGGCATTGATCGTCTATTCTATATTCTTTATTTTCAATAGCTTTTTTTATTATTTCAACATATTCTTTACAGCTATCATTATGTAATAACTTAGGTAATATAACATACTTTTTATCTTCAAACTGTTTACTAATCATATGGTTCTTTCAAAAAAAAATAAAGGCTAGATATTAACGTCTAACCTCTATTATATTATAACTTATATTTTTAAACTACATCATATTTTCCAATTTGAGTAACTGGACCCTCATTAGAAGAAACAGTATAGCTAAAATTATAAGTATCAATAACTGTAACATTATACGTACCATTATATGCTTCAGGAATTTGTTCTGAAACAGTTATTTGATTCCCGTTTGATAAATCATGTGCATCAAACTCTGTATTTATTGTCATAGTAGTACCAGTTATATTAATTGTGTTAATTGCTTTAGCTGTGGGTTTTATTACAGCATTGACATTATCATACCACCATCTAAATGCTTCTACATTATCATCACAATCAATCCACTCTAAAAAAGTTTCGTCTACAGGAAATTCATCTCCCACAGCTACTACTTCACAAATTTGCCAACCAGATTCAACGGAGATATTTTTATTTACTAATGCTTTTTTCATTTATATTCTCCTTACCATTCAAAAATTACTAGACCAGCACCACCAGCTCCACCAGGTCTACTATTGTTGCTGCCGCCACCGCCACCGCCACCTCTAGACCCTGCATTCCCTGGAGCGTTTGGACCTCCACCACCCCCTGCGACTGATAAAAAGTATCCGACTGCAGCTATACCACCCGGACCGCCGATTGGACCAGATTTACCGGAACCCTTAGCACCTGATATACCATATCCTGAACCAGTGCCACCATTACCACCAGCACCACCACCACCACCTGGGTTTTGAGGTTGCCCTGCTGCTCCTCCAGTAGATGAAACTGTTGTAGCTGGAGATCCTGCGGGCCCTGCACTAGATGTACCTGATGCACCACCTACAGTAACAGGTATAGTTCCTCCAGATAAACCTCGTATCCAGTTAATTCCAAGGCCTCCTCCACCACCGCCGCCACCGCCAGCACCTGTACCACCAGTTGAACCATTTCCACCCCCTGCAAGTGTTGTTACTTTAACAGTAGTAACCCCAGAAGGTACTGTAAATGTACCCGGAGAAGTAAAAATTTGAGATCCCGGAGTAGCCCCTGCTGTTGCAGCTGTTGTTTGTGTAGTTGCGTCTGGGAAGGTTACCCCAGTACTAGTTATCGATGTAGGCATATGTATATCTCCTTATATTAAACAGTTCCTCCAGCAATAACATTACCAATCACAGTAAAGTTACCTGAAGTGTCTAGTTTGCCTTTGTTTGTACCATTATATTTAAATAATAAATCTGTTCCAGATACTTCGACAGACCATGATCCAGAATTAGCTATTTTTGTAGCACTTGTAGCTGTAGTAGCTGTAGTAGCTGTAGTAGCTGTACCTGCATTACCTGAAATTGATATGGCCCAAGTACCTGTAGCTCCTGTTCCATTATTAGCTGGAACACCTAAATTTGTTCTTGCAGTAGCAGCATCTGAT